AGCCTTCATGGCGTCGGGGTTGGTCATCGGGTCGGTCTCCGGTGTGGGTGGGTTGGCTCAATTAAGGATCAGGTCTTTGTCAATGAGCGAATGGATAGCCATCGCTTCATCTTTGGTCAACTTCTGGTCCTTCTCTTCCATCCAAGCCTGTGCCTCGGCCTTGGTATTGAATGGGCCAACCACTGCACTAGGGCAGCGTAGATAGTGATTATAGATTACCACGGTATAGGTCATGGGATGGTCTCCGGTGGGTTGCAACGCCCCAATCATACGCGATGTTGCGCCGCACAATCAAGCGGAACATTCGCGAACGAACGCGGAACGGAACGAGAAAATCGATCACGGAAACGTGAATTCATTTGATGCGGCGCAACAAGTGAACGTGAATTCAGATTCGCCGCTTGAACGGCTTGGGCTGGGGAGGATTGAAGGCGTAGTCCAGCAGGGCCTTGGCCTCTGCGCGCTTCGCTCGGTTCACTGCGTCGCGGTAGTCTTGCGCGTCGATCGGCAACCCTCGACTGGGCTTAGGCTGCACTTGCATCGCTATCCGCTCAGGCCCGAAGTCATCCTGAAAGCTATCCTCGCTAATCACTCGCCCTGTGGCAATGTCCTCAACCTGCAAGATCACAGGCGGCGGCTTGGGCTTCCTCGGCATATGGCGCTCCCCGATTGTCCCATCATAGTACCACGTAACCCGTTGAAAGTCCAGCACAATTTCAGCCCAATTCGTCGCTCGCACTCGCATTCTCATGGGTCTCTCACGTGGGCCTCATGGTGCCCTCATTGCCTGATCCCCCTACCTGCACCATGCGTCGCCGCCCGACCCCTGCCTCCGGGGTGGGTGCTTCGGGGTGGGTGTATCCTGTTGCTTTATAGGGATTTTTTCTAAGACAGATGGACACAGACACGTGGTCAGGCCCACCCCCACCCCGACGCACGGTGCAGGTAAGCGCATGAGGCAATCAGGGCACCATCAGGGCACCATGCCAGACCCCTGAGAGCACGCGCAGCCGGGCGATGCTGCACCGCAGCGCGATTGTAACATTTCGTGATTGGACATCGCGGCGGCGATCGGTGATAACCGGGCCATCGGCGCTGCGATGTTGCCCGCCGATCCAACCCTGAAAGGCTTCGCCCCATGACCGATCTGTCCAAGCTCTCTCGCGAACAGCTGCTCGCCCTTGTCGCCACGCTCCAGAAGGAAACCGCCGCCAAGGTCTCTTTCAAGGTCTCCGAAAAGGGCGCGCTGTCCATCTACGGCCTCGGCCGCTGGCCCATCACGCTCTACAAGTCGCAATTCGACGCCCTGTTCACCGACGAGAACATCCGCCGGGCCCGCGAGTTCCGCAAGGCTAACGACGCCCTGCTCGCATCCAAGGACTAGCCCGTGGCCTTCGGGCCACACTGTCACCCATCCGCCACACATGGGCTCGGAGGGCACCCCGCCCCCGGGCCCAAAATTTTTGTCCCGTCGTGGCCGCAGATGTGCCTGTCGCACGACGCGCGATTTTTGAAAGGTATGCATAACCTCTTCCCTTCTGGCCCCCTTGACTTCGCGCGCGAGGCGTGCCATGGTAGGGGTCAGGATAGGAGATTCAGTCGTGCTTGAAGGCTTTGTCAACGTCACGCCGATCCTCACGGCCGGGGTCTACGCCTTGGTCCGCAACGGGGTCGTGGTCTACATTGGGCAGTCGCGGCGGATGCTCTCGCGCGTGTCGGCGCACAAGTCCAACTGGGGGAAGAAGCGCCTCCCGGCGTGGATGCCGGCTTCGATCCGTGGGGTCCTCTTCGACGAGGTCTGGGTGCTCCCGTGCCGGGTCGAGGACCTTGACGAGGTCGAGGCCGCGATGATCAACCTCTACAAGCCTCGGTACAACATCAAGGTGAAGACCCCCGACCCGGTCACGATCGCCCACCTGTTCGAGCCCCCGAGGCCCACCGCCCCGTTCCCCCGTCGCATCTGACCCCGAGCCCCCGCCATGGTCCGCCTGCAACCCGGCCGTAAGGCCATCGCCTCTGAGCCCAAGATCGGCCCCGTCGTCGAACTGACCCGGGACGATCTCGCGCACCTGGCCGTCCGGCGTGACCCCACGGTTCTCCAGACCCTCCGGGACAACCATCACCGGATCGCGCGGGCCATCGCAGCCGGGCTCTCCAACGCCGAGGTCGCCCAGGCCTGCGGCATCAGCATCAACCGGGTCAGCACGCTCCGCAAGGACCCGTCGATGGCCCAGCTGATCGCCGAGAAGCGGGCCATGATCGACGCCGAGTTTGCCATCGCCGCCGACCCGGTGATCTCCTTCCTCGACGAGATCAAGACCAAGTCCCTGTCGCAGATCGTCGACAAGCTCGATGCCGCCGCGGAGTCCGGCGAGACCTTGCCCTCGCGGGACCTCGCCATGTTCGCGGAGCTCGGCCTCGATCGCACCGGCTACGGCAAGCAGACGAAGAACGTGAACATCAACGTCGACTTCGCGGCCAAGCTTGAGGAGGCCCGCCGGCGCTCCGAGCGCGCGTCGTCGCTCCGTGTTGTGGGGTCATCCCAGCCTGTCCCGGCGATCCCACAGCCGGCGGGGGAGTCCCGGCCCGTTGCACCCCAACGAGACCGACCGATTCCCCCGCCGCCAGTCCTGCGTCGAATCTAACCCGAGGTCCGGTGGCGCCAGATGCTTGATCGCGTTGAAGACAGTCGGTCGTCCGCTGCGCTTGATCGCTCTGGCGTCGCCGGCGCTGAGGGCGCAATGGACGCCGCCCTCCTCGACTGGCTGGCCTCGGTCGCCGACGATCCCCTGGCCTTTGTCCTCGGCGCCTTCCCTTGGGGCGAGCCCGGTACCGTCCTCGAGAAGTACGACGGGCCGCTCGAGTGGCAACGGGAGATCATGGAGCAAATCCGTGCGGGACTTATTGACCTTAACGAGGCCATTCAATTGGCTACTGCCAGTGGCCATGGCGTGGGCAAGTCTGCTCTTGTCAGTATGCTTATCATCTGGGCCTTTACGACCTATCCAGATTGTCGTGGTGTGGTTACTGCTAACACTGAGACGCAGTTGAAAACGAAGACCTGGGCCGAACTCGGCCGGTGGTTCAACCTCTGCTGGTTCGCCCGGGACCACTTCATCCTCAACGCCACGTCCCTCGTCTCCCGCGACCCCTCACGCGAGCGCACATGGCGCATCGACATGATCGCGTGGTCGGAGACCAACCCCGAAGCCTTCGCGGGTATGCACAACAAGGGCAAGCGCCTGCTGATCGTCTTCGACGAGGCCTCGGCCATCGCGGACATCATCTGGGAGACCATCGAGGGCGCAACCACCGACGCCGACACCCAGATCATCTGGCTGGTCTTCGGCAACCCGACCCGGAACTCCGGCCGGTTCCGCGAGTGCTTCGACGGCGGCCGCCACGCCTCGATGTGGCGCTCCCGCCAACTCGATTCCCGCACGGTCGCTATCACCAACAAGGCCCGCTTTGCGCGCTGGGAGGCCATCTATGGCGAAGACTCCGACTGGTTCCGAATCCGCGTCAAGGGCATGTTCCCCCGCCACGGCGAGATGGAGTTCTTCTCCGCCGCTGACGTTGACGCAGCTATGTCTCCTGACCGCGAGGTATTTGTCGACGCTTTCACGCCCCTCGCCGTTGGAGTTGACGTTGCGCGTTTTGGCCGTAACTCATCTGTCATCTTCCCTCGTAAGGGCCGCGACGCTCGTAGCATCCCACGCCGCCGCTACTCGGGCATCTCCACCACAGAGCTCGCCAATCGGGTCTTCGACGCCTTCACCGAATGGCGCCCCGACGGCATCTTCATCGACGGCGGTGGCGTCGGCGGCGGCGTAGTCGACCAATGCCGCGAGCGGCGCCTCCACGTCTGGGAGGTCCAGTTCGGCGGTAAGGACGACATCACCGGGGTCGTCACCGACACCGCGGGCGAGCGCTACGCCAACAAGCGCGCGGCGATGTACGGTGCCCTCCGCGCCTGGATGCGCACCGGGCTCCTCCCCGCGTCCCCAGAGCTTCGCACCGCGATGCTCGCCATCAAGTACACCTTCAACAAGAAGGACGAAATCCAGCTCATCTCCAAGGAGGACCTCCTCGAAGAGAACCCCGACCTTGAGCTTGACGACCTCGACGCCCTGGCCCTGACCTTCGGCGGCCCCTTGTCCCGCAACGCCAACGCCGGCGGCGAATTCGCCCACCTTCACAACCCCAACCAAGCCGAGTGCGAATATGATCCATACGCGCCTGAACGAATGCTGGGCTGAGCGCCGCCTGGCGCGCTGCTCCGTCGACCCCATCACCCTCACTGGCCTCGCCCTCGCTGGGGCCGCCGGCGCCGCCGGCTCCTCCCTCATCGGCGGCTCGACCCCGACACCCACCCCACCGCCGGCTGCGGCCCCACCGCCTCAGGCCCCTCAGGGCTCCGCGAAGCAGACCAAGCCCCAGCAGCCGACCTTCCTCGGCGCAGCGGCCACGCCCCCAACGCAGTCCGGGCAGAAGACCCTCCTGGGGCAGTGAGCGCGCCATGCCCTCCGGCCTCGTCGTCCCGATCACCACCGCCGACCGCGCCAAGCGCCTTGCGGCCCCGCCGCCTGACGAGCCCTGGGCGCTGATCGCCGCTGCGCAGATGCACTCCGAAGGGCGGCTGGTCGCCCCGGCCTCGAAGGACGAAGTCCCCGATGAACGCCCCCGCTAAGTTCCCGGTCACCGACCGCGCGTCGAATTCCCCCGACGCCGCGGCCCTCCGCTATTCCCAAGGCCGGCTCCTCGGCCTCCGGGTCAACCGGTACTCCTGGTGGACCCACTGGCGCGAACTCGCGGACTACTTTCTCCCTCGGAGGTACAAATGGATCGTCACCCCCAACCAAATGTCGCGCGGGTCCCCGATCAACCAGCACATCCTGGATTCCACGGGTGTGATATGTGCTCGCAACCTAGCTTCTGGTCTTGTGTCTGGGAAGTCCTCCCCGACTCGCCCGTGGTTCAAGCTACGTGTGGGCACTGTGGACAGTACTACCACTTCCCCAGTCTCGCTCTGGCTCGCCGAATGTGAGCGCATCCTCTACCTGATCTTCTCCTCGTCGAACTTCTACAACTCCATCGCGCAGTTCTACTACGACCTCGTGATCTTCGGCACGGCCACCATGCTGATCTACGAGGACTTCGAGAACGTCATCAACTGCATCAACCCCTGCGCGGGGGAGTACTACCTCGACATCGACGGGAAGTACCGCCCGACGATCTTCTACCGGGAGTTCACCCTGACCGTCTCGGCCGTCGTCGCGGAGTTCGGCTACGAGAACTGCTCCGAGTCCGTCCGCCGCCTCTACGACGATCCCTCGGGGGCCAACCTCACCCGCGAGATCATCGTCGCGCATTCCATCGAGCCCAACGACGACGGCCGTGCCGCCGAGTTCGGCTTCTCCGACCGGTTCGCCTATCGCGAACTCTACTGGGAATGGGGCGGCTCGGCCTCGCCCCAAGGCGGCAACTTCCAGCCCCAGGGCTTCCTCCGCAAGAAGGGCTACTACTCCCGGCCGAACATCGCCTGCCGCTGGGACCTCGTCTCCAACGATGCCTACGGCCGCTCCCCGGGCATGGACGCCCTCCCCGACCAGAAGCAGGTCCAACTCGAGACCCGCCGCAAGGCCCAGGCCATCGACAAGATGGTCAACCCGCCGCTCGTCGCCGACGTCCAACTCAAGAACCAACCGGCCTCGCTCCTCCCCGGCGGCATGACCTACATCCAGGGCATGGCGGCCAATGGCGGCAAACCGGCCATCGCGTCGATCTACGACACCCATCAGTTCCCCGTCGACGCCATCACGAACGACCTCATCGAGGTCAAGCAGCGCCTGTCCCGCATCTTCTTCAACGACGTCCTGATGACCGCTTCGCAGTACGAGACGCGGTCCAACGTCACCGCCGTCGAATGGGACATGCGCAAGTCCGAGTCCCTCGTGGCCCTGGGCCCGGCCCTTGACCGCATCGACTACGAGGGCCTCGGCCCAATCCTCGATCGCGTCTTCGACATCGCCAACCGCGCGGGCATCCTCCCACCGGCCCCGCCGGAAATCCAAGGCCAGATGATCAACATCGACTACGTCTCGATGCTCAAGCAGGCTCAGGACGCCGCGAAGTCCGGGGGCATCGACCGCCTGCTCGCGGTCGCCGGGAACCTCCTCGCGGCCAAACCCGACGTCATGGACAACATCGACACCGACTACGCCCTTGACAAATACTCGGCGCTTCTCAATAACGATCCCAAGATAATCCGGAGTCCCGAGGCCGTGGAGCAGATTCGCCAGCAGCGCGCCCAGCAGATGGCGCAGCAGCAGCAAGCGGAGCAGATCGCTGCGCTGTCGCAGGCGGGGAAGAACCTCTCCGACACTGACCTCGGCGGTGGCGTCAACGCCCTCCAGGCGATGGGAGGCGTAGCGCCGTGACCCCCTCGGCCGCCGATCGCAAGTCCATCCGGCGCCTCGAGAAGCTGGCCGAGGCTCAGGCCGCCGCCGATGCCGCGGTCGTCCGCAACCTCATGTCCACCGTTGAGGGCCGCGCCTGGGTCTGGCGGTTCCTCGGCCAGTGTCACATCTTCTCCTCGTCCTTCACGGGCGAGGCCCTATCCTCAGCCTTCCGCGAGGGGGAGCGTAACGTCGGGCAGCGCCTCCTCAACCAAGTGACCGACACCTGTCCCGACGAATACATCCAAGCAATGCGAGAAGCCAATGTCCACCGCGCCCTTGATGAACGACGAAGCAGCCCGGAGCCCGACGGGGGAGATCATCGATCAGTCGACGAGCCAGACGCCGCCGACGGGGGAGACGCCCCTGACCGAGACGCCGCCGAAGACGGCGGATGGAACCTCATCCCCAACGCCGAACTCCGAAGCCCCGCCCCCGAAGCAGGGCGATAAGGCCCCCGCCTCCGGCGCCCCTGAGGCCTACACCGACTTCACCCTCCCCGAGGGCGTGACCCTTTCCAAGGAGACCCTCGAGGCCGCCACGCCCATCTTCAAGGAACTGGGCCTGTCCCAGGAGGCCGCCCAGCGCCTTGTGTCCTTCCACGCCGACCAACTCAAGGCTGCGCTGCCCACCGCGCAGGAGTCCGCCTACACCGAGATGCGTAAGGACTGGGCCGCCAAGACCCTCGCCGATTCCGACATCTCCAGCTACGCCCTCGACGGCAAGACCGGCATCGACGCGGTCAAGGTCGACATCGGCCGCGCCCTCGGCACCCTCGACCCGGCCCTCCGCGCCGACTTCCAGGCCGCGATGGACCTCACCGGCGCAGGGGATCACCCCGCCTTCGTCAAGGCCATGTGGCGCCTGTCTCAGGCCATCTCCGAGGGCCGCCCGGTTACCGGCAAGGGCCCATCGCCCGAGGGCCAGCGCGCGCCCGGCTCCTCCGCTCGGCCGTCGCCGGCGAAGTCCCTCTACCCCAATAACCCGTAACCGAACCGCAGAGCGGTCGAACGCCATAGGCCAGATCGGAACGGATTATGCACTACCCACCCTCCCCTCAACCCTTACCAAGGACCTGACCTATGGCAATCATCGGCAACGTCGCGCTGACGTACGCTGACTGGGCCAAGCGCATGGACGATGGCTACCGCGTCGCCACGATCATCGAGCTTCTGTCCCAGACGAACGAAATCCTCGATGACATCCTCGTCATGGAGGGCAACCTCCCCACTGGGCACAAGACCACCGTTCGCACCGGCCTCCCCCAGGCCACCTGGCGCCTGCTCAACGCCGGTGTCCCCAACGCGAAGTCGACCACCGCCCAGATCGTCGACACCTGCGGTAACCTCGAGACCTACGCGGTTATCGACAAGGACATCGCGGACCTCAACGGCAACACCGCCGAGTTCCGGCTCTCCGAAGTCCGGGCCTTCCTCCAGGGCATGTCCCAGCAGGTCGCCGCGACCTTCATCTACGGCAACCAGCACATCAACCCGGAGCGCTTCACGGGCCTTGCCCCGCGGTACTCGACGCTCAACACCGCGGCCTCGCAGACCGCGGCGAACGTCCTCGACGGCGGCGGCACCGCCAACACCAACACCTCCATGTGGATCGTCACCTGGGGCAACGATACCATCCACGGTATCTTCCCCAAGGGCAAGATCACCGGGCTCCAGCATCGCGACATGGGCGAGTGGCCGGTGCAGGACGCGTCGGGCAACACCTACCAAGCCTACCGCGACCACTTCAAGTGGGAGGTCGGCCTCTGCCTTCGCGACTGGCGCTATACCGCCC